CCATCCTAGAAGGCCTACTCATTCGCCGATTTAACTACGAGTTAGACGGTAGAATCAGTAAGCGCTTAGCGGTGCAGGTATTGGCCGCTTACGCAATGCTCGAAGGTGAGCAAGAGTACTACACCAACAAATACTACATCGGTGTCGAGACTACTTATAGCAAGTGGCAAAGTTTCTTAGTTGCAATCGAAGAAGTCCGACGCAAGTATAATAAACAGCGCCAAGAGATGCTCGATCGTCAAAAGCGAGAGCGCAATCTATTTTTTAGAGCCTTCCTACAACGTCACAAACTATTTTATCCATACCCTACTGACGGGTCAGGTGGTAAGAGCAAGCGACTAACTCGAGACGAATTGATCGCCCTCTACAAGCTAGCCGATGAAATGGGCGACGATCTTCAAGTACACAAACAAATAAGGAGTAAAAATTAGCTATGATAAAAACCGAATTGTGGAAACAATATAAAGATTGGGTAGATGCCGAGAATAAGAGAATCAAGGCCAGAAACAAGAAGCGAGTCAAAGACTATAATCGTGGAATTGTACAGAGACAGGAGTTAGCAAAACTACGAGAACAACGACTCGACTTAGAGTGGAGCATGAAACCATTTTTAACAAAACTGATCTATGGTTTTAGTAGGCCTCGACCATTTATTACTTATGATCTCAGACCGCCAGTTTTTCAAGAAGAACCGATCGAGACGTCAGTAGTCGGTTATTATAATTGGGTTTGTGAGAGAGGAGAGTTTGAAAATGCCAGTAATTAAAGTACAAGACTCAGACGGCAAAGAACACACTCTCATCGGTAACGGTGTTTTTGGTATCAGTATTGCCGGCGGTATGTACGTTGCCAAGATAGTAGCTAGAGAAAACAAACATCTCAAGCCATTAGTTAAAGCGATCTTAGTTTACCTAGCATCAAATTATAAAGAAGAAACTCGGGAAGCAATCGCCGAGATCGAAAAGGACAGCGTTAAAAATGCCTAGAGAAATTGACATACTCGACGATATAGAGAGCGCAATGTTAAGCGATCAAAACATTACTACTCGAGCCATGACTAACGAGGAAAAGGCTATACTAGGAATTAAGGGCATTGTTTCGCTAGGCCATACTCCGGTTTTAGTTTGTCAAAATGGGTATCGTCGTCCTAAGTGGTTGATCGATCTCTGTAACGAGTTCGGTGTAGAAATCATGCGTACTAAGTATATGAAAAACAAGTCTGATATGTGGCTTATGGATAAAACAAAAGCCTCTTTTTATCAAGACATGGGGATCAAAGCCTATGAGTACCTATAAACGAAAAACCAAACACCCGGTTACTGGCAAGTGGGAGATTGCCACTTGGCACGATGACTACTTCGGTCATTACCTCTACGGCGTAGAGTTTTCAGACGGTAGGATATTCGACCCTAGAGAGTATCAGTTAGAAACAATGATCGAAGGCCAAGACGACCCAGATCTCAATTTAATACCTTGTGTTTGGTGTGGTAAAACCTACGATCAACACGCCGACGAACATCCTAACGGTGCAGTACCTAGAGTACCTTGTTTAATGCTCAAGGCTAACTTTGTCTCGAGTAAACGAAAACAAAAAGTCAATCGTACTGATGTGCAAAATATAGTCGATTCAGTAAACATGACTCTAAAGGACTACGGTATCAGATTCGAGTTTAACGAGAGAGAAGATCTACAATGTACTCACGACGGAGTACCGGCCATGATTAACAAAGAGCGTAAGCGAGCGCTAGAAACGGCCAAAAGCTACATTATCAATAAAAAAGTAGGATCTCCGGGCTTCACAGTAATAACCGAAGCTATGTATATCGCCATACTCGAGGGAAGGTTAGAGGATGAGAATACTTAATCTTTACGCTGGTATTGGTGGCAATCGTAAACTCTGGGGAGAGGATCACGAAGTTGTAGCAGTTGAACACGACGAGAATATCGCAAAAGCATATCAAGATAATTTTATTAACGATCAAGTAGTGGTAGGCGATGCTCACCAATTCCTACTAGATCATTTTAACGAGTTTGATTTTATATGGGCGAGTCCACCATGTCAGAGTCACTCTAATTTTAGACAAAACATCAACGTAAGGTTTAGAGGTACTAAGCCAGTCTATCCGGACATGAAACTCTATCAAGAGATCATTTTCTTAAAACATAACTTTAACGGTCTATGGGTGGTTGAGAACGTCAAACCATACTACAAACCATTGATTGAGCCTAACGCTTTTATTAAGCGTCATAACTTTTGGTCTAATTTTGAGATACCACCACTCGAGGTAAAGTTTAAAAATCATCGAGACTTATTCAAAATATCAGAGTTAGAACAGTTACACGGTCTTAAAATTGCGAGCTATAAAGAAATTAAAAATAAGCGTCAGGTACTAAGAAACTGCGTATATCCTGATATTGGCCGTTGGGTATTCGACGCAATGCTGAAAGGAAGCCATGAGCAAAAAATTAACTAAACTAACAATCGAGCAATACGTCTCTATCAGTAAAGGTCTAAGCGTATTTAATTTTGTAATGTTTTTAGTAGGAGCTATTGGGGTTTGGCTGACTACTCATAACTGGTTAGCGTTACTATTTACTTGGATCGCATCGGTGAGCGTTCGCCTACCCTACAATTATCTAAGGGGTTATGACGGTAAACAAAAAAAAGACAGTTAAACTAAACGAGGCCGAGCAACGCTTGGCCGTTTTTTTAGCAAAGCGAATAACGAGCAACAATAGAAATAAAGGTGCTAAGAATACACCCTATGCCGGTCGCTCACAGTTAGACATAGATACGGACGGCTTCGGCGCAGAGATAGCATTTTGTAAGTTGTTTAATTACTATCCCGATCTCAGTATAGCGGTTAGGGTCGGAAGCCCCGACGTGGTAACGAGGGGTAAAAAGACAATCGACGTCAAGAATACAGAGGTATTACACCCTCAACTATTCGTTAAAAAGTCGAAAATGGGGCAATCTAAAGCGACCGATTTTTACGCCTTCATGGTTGGAAAGTTCCCTACGTACAATTACATAGGTTTTGTGACTCATGCACAGGTTTTAAAGTGTGAAGATAAAACATTCTACGGTAACGAGTCCACAGTCAAAGCAATACCGGTCGATCTCATTCAATCTAACTACGATAGATCTTTCGACGTTTTCTAAACAATTACCACGTGAAAACTAACTATAGGTAACGTAATCCCTATACCCACTACTTAGCAGTTAGTGGTTTCTTTTGCTATACTGATTATCAAACAACGATATTTTTATAGGGTATTAACAGTGTGAAAAAAATACGACCACAAAACCGCCACCTCAAGAAATGGAAAAAAGGCCAATCGGGTAATGCTAAAGGTGCGCCGACATACGGTGAGACTTTTGAGATGCTTTACAAACGACACCTTAACAAAGATGTCTCTAAGTACATCGATGAGAACCCGATCAAAGAGGGAGTCAGTTTAAAAGAGGCAATCGTTATCAATGACTTAATCAAAGCGCTAGCCGGCAGTAATACAGCAATCGAGCGAGTTATGGATCGTACCGAAGGTAAAGCCATCCAGAGAATTATTAACGAGGACGGCACACTTGATCGAATCAAACGAGAGTCAGGCGGTGATCCAGCTAAAGCTAAAGCGATGTTGCGTAAAGAGTTTGAGGAGCGAGGATTATTCGACACTCAAATTACTTTTGCAGAAGATGTCGAAGGTTTAGACTATAATGATTCAGACGATGAAAACTCAGACAAAGAACCTACAACCACTAACGACGAGACATCTTGAGGTACTTAATCCCGGGTGGTGGTCTACTGAGAATATAACTTTATTCAATCAACCATTTACCCTAGATAAGTACCCTTTTATGGTCGAGCTTTACAACATGGCTCATCATCCGGATATCGTGGTTAAAAAAGCGGCGCAGTTAGCATTTACTACTTACGGCATCAATACTACTCTCTGGTTTATCAAGAATCCCCTACTAATCGGTAACGCTATCTACATTTTTCCTACTGAGGGTCAGGTCTACGATTTTACTAACGCTCGTCTCAATCCAATCATCGAAGATAGTCCGGCGTTTAGTAATAGCGATCAAGCTAAAGTCGATAACATGGGTCTAAAGCGTTTCGGCAATGGCAAAGTGATTTATTTTCGTGGTGCAAAGTCAGATACTAAACTTGTCGAAATGCCGGCCAACTGGCAAGTACTCGACGAAGTCGATAAGTACGACAATCCCGATATCGTCTCATTGGTTAAAGAACGTGCTAGCGGTTTCTCTCAAAAGTATTTTAAATACCTGAGTAACCCTACTTTTCCGGACATTGGTATTGATGCTCTCTACAATGATTCAACGATGGCCGAATACTATCTCAAGTGTGATGCTTGCGGTAAAGAGCAGTCTCTACATTGGGATAAAAACATCGATATCAACGACCCAGAGCGAGGGGTCTTTTGTAAGTACTGCGGTGCGCCTATGGATCGCTTAGCTCGTGGCCGTTGGATTCACCACAAAAAGTCAAAGCGTTTAGGCTACACACTCAATCAGCTCTACAGTCCTACGGTTACACCTCAAGAGATGATCGAAGCGTTTAAGAGATGCCGAGGTGAGTACGATATGCAGGTTTTCTACAATATGAAACTTGGCCTAGCTTACACACCAAAAGGCGGAAAACTTACCGACGACGATCTCAATAAAGCAACCCAAAAAGACAGAGAGCGAGGCGAATACTCCGGTACTCTATTCGGTGGTGTTGATGTCGGTAGTTTCTTGGATTGGGTAATCATTGATAAAGACGGTAAGGTGATCGATTGGGGTAGGGCTAAAGATCCGGCCGAAGTAATTAGGAAGTTTAAAGAGTATGGCGTTTTCTCTTTTGTGATCGATGCACTACCAGAGACACGTATGTCAATCGAGATATGTACAGCGTTGCCGGCCAGAGGGTCAATTTGTTACTTTACTGAAAAGGATAACGAGCAAGAATCAGACGACGGCGAGTACAACATCCTTAACCGCAATCGCTCACTATGGATCGATAGAGCCTTCCACTCAATTAGGATCGCAGAGATAACTTTCCCACGTGAAATAATACAAGACACTCATTTTAGAGAACACATGAAAAACTTAATCCGTGTGGTCAAAGAGGCAAAAGACGACAAAGATAAAACAATTACTTTCGTGAGAAATGGCAAACCAGACCACTTAATGCTAGCGTTAGTTTACGCCTTTATAGCTAAAGAGCGCTTTACAGACGTTGGTGTCGATTGGGTCTAGTTTATGCTATTATTTAACTATGTGGAAGTTTTTAGAGCCATTTTTTCAAAAAGATACTACCATCGATTTTAACAATCCGGCACTTTGGAATCAGTTAAAGTCAGCACCAACTCGCAAAAAAGTAGAGTTTCTCGAGGCTTACGCCGGTTGGATGTACATAGCCTCTGATCGTATCGCTAAGGCTTTTAGTAAGATCGATCTCGAGTTAAAGATGCGTAGCTCTAAGGGCGACATCATCGAAGATCTAACACACTCAGGATCGCCAGAGATCGGAGTACTCCGCAACCCTAACAACTCAATGACCTACAGGCAATTACTTAAAACGATTGCTATTTTCTTGAAGGTCGCTGGTACTGCCCCTATCTTTATTATCAAAGACAGATCGGGCTACCCTATTGGCTTATTGCCACTTATGCCTCACAGAGTCAGAGCAATTAAACAGCAAGACCCACTCGAGCCAATCATGGGTTACACTTTCAGAGACGACAACGGTAAAGATATCCCTCTCGATCTTGACGAGGTTATTTATCTAAGAGACATCGACCCGGTAGATCCTATCGCTAGTGGTTACGCCTCAGCTTATGCGGTAGCTAAAGACATTGAGATTAGTGAGTTTAGTAAAGACTTTAATAAAGACTTTTTCTACAACGGCGCTATCCTATCCGGTGTTTTGAGTACTGACAAAAACTTAACCCCTGAGCAATACAATAAACTACGTAACGATTGGGATACTAAGCACTTAGGTAAGGGCAATCAAAATAAAACAGCGATCCTCTATGGTGGTTTGAAGTTTAGCCAGATGGCAAGCTCTCATAATGATATGGGCTTCCCAGAGTTAGACAAAGGCACTCGTGACGCTATCTTGGCCGGCTTCGGTGTACCTAAACATATCGTCGGTATCGTCGAAGATGTGAACAGAGCAAACGCAGAGGCTAGCGAGTACGTGTTTGCTAAATATACCGTTGATCCGATGCAACAAGACTTCGTCGATGCGATCAACAAGTACTTACTCCCACAATTCAAAAATCAACGCAATCTAGTATTTATGTACAGAGAACAGATCCCAGCCGATGAAGCGGCTAGGGTCGATAGACTTACTAGATATGTAGGTGGCGGTATTATGACTCCAAACGAAGCCAGAGGAGAGTTAGACCTACCAGATCTACAAAACGGAGATCAAACCTATCTACCTATGGGCTTTATGCCTAACGACACAGTCAAAGCTAAGAGCGCTACCAGAGCCACGATCAAAGTTTCCGGTACTAAGGAAAAGTCAGACGACGAAAAAAAAAAGAAGCTAACCAAGCAACAAAAAAACGAGAACGATTCCTCACCTACCTTGACAATCAAACTCTAGTCTATACCTCAGACTTTGAAAATTACTTTAATCAACAAGCTAGTCTAGTGGCTAGTAAACTCTCTAACATTCCAACGAGCAAAGGCCTTGAGGACGATCTTTACAATGCCATTTTTGGCGATAGTGATTGGGAAGAACAGGTCAAAAAACTTGAGACTCTTGTTAGTGTTTCAGTTCCTAACTTCTTTAACGCTGGCAAGAATGAGGCAGAGACTACTCTACAAATGGGTATCGATCTCGACCTACTCAACCCTAAAATAAGAACAGTACTAGATAAGTACACCGCCTCAGAAGTAACTCAGATTGACGAAACTACAAGATCAACGATTAAAAGAATAATCGATCAGGCAGTAGAAAATGGTAAGGGTGTACCGGAAACTGCTAGAGAGATTAACGATCAATTTACTATGTTTGGCAAAGTTCGATCTAAACTGATAGCTCACAACGAAATTGCTCAGGTTTACTCACAGGCCGAAATGATGAGCTACAGGGAGTCGGGAGTAGTAAAGGGTAAAAAGTGGTGGACTGCGAATGATGATAAAGTTTCGCAAGGGTGCTATGATAATCAACAGCAGGGTGTAATTCCATTAGGTAAGAGCTTCCAGAGCGGCCATGATGCACCACCAAGACACCCTCGTTGTAGGTGCGTAGTTATACCGGAAGTTGCGTAACAAATAAAAAAGATGATATATTGTTAGTATGCCACAAGTAATCAAGATCCGATCTATTGAACCAATCCTCAAGATTATTGAATCTCGACCAGAGTTAAAAGACCTCAGCGATAAAGAGGTTATCTTATTTCGTGGCATTATCCCAGATGAGGCACAGGTAGAAAAAGCTATTGACGTTGAGAATCGTCAAATTACCGCCGTAGTCTCTACCCCTGAAATGGATAGTCACGGCGATACAATCAATCCTAAGGGTTTTGATTGGGGTCGTTACGACAAGAATCCTGTTTTATTGCATCAACACAAATCACACGAGGACTCTATCGGTACTTGTATCCGACATTGGCTCGATGAGAAAAACTTTACTATGGCTACCTTTGAGTTTGCAGAGGGTGGTCAAGCAGAGGAAACTTTCCAAAAATACGTCAAGAAACATCAACGAGCTTTTAGTATCGGTTTCCGTGTTAAAAAATGGGGTACTGCTATTACTGAAAACGATCCTAACGGTTACGTCTTTGACGAAATCGAGATCTACGAAATCAGCGCAGTTACATTGCCAGCTAACGAGGACGCCTTAACAGCTAACACTTTTAAGAGTCTATACAAATCGTTAGACGCCGACGAAGCTAAAAGCCTAGATCTCCCAGAAGATGCAATCGGTTTACTCAAACATATTGCACAAGGCCTTGACAAATTAAATAAAGCTCTTGATAATAAAAAGTTAGATAAGTCTCAATCTGGTACTAAGTCCGACGAGGACGGTACAACAGAGAAGCAAGCAGAGGACAGCTCCAAGTCCACCCAGCAGTCACTACGCATCATCGCTAAGACTGCCGGCCTTGCGCTCAGAGATCTAAAGGGTGATACCAAGATCTCGATTAAGACTGATAAAGCCGAATAAAGTAGGCAATCAGTAGTAATAAAATAGCGCAAGGAGAAACCACCATGCCACAAGAAATCACTCTCGACGACTTGAAAGCCGTCGTTTCCGATGCCGCAAGTGAAGCGGCCAGAAAAGCAGTAGCCGAACAGCTCGACAAAGAAGTCGAACACGCTAAGGCTAAAGCTAAAGATGTCGTGCCAACCAACGCTAAGGCCGAAGTCTCAGAAGTATTAAAAGGCGTTGAAAGAGAAACAGCCTTCTTTAAGGCTCTCGTTCTTGGCGATCACGCTACCATCGAGGCTAAAGCTCTCTCTGAGGGTACAGACGCCAACGGTGGCTATCT